CCTTCATCAACTGTAACTACATATGGTAATTTTATTCCTGTTGGATTTAATTCATCATCTTTATCTTCAAATCCTTCAAGATCTAAATTTACGTGGCACTCTAATAAAGTATAAATTGGTTCTTGTTTTCCAGTTTTTTTAGTGCCATCTAATTCTTTTTCTTTTTTTTCAACGTCGTCTTTTTGAACAGCACCTGGAGGTCCTAAATCTACATCAGAATAAAAACCACCCACTTGTTGTTTTCTTAATTCATTTTCTGATATCTTCATGGTTTGAATAATTGATTCTGCATCATTTAAAGATGTTGCAGAGTATGGAACTACTAGGTCATCAGCTGGTACAAATTTAGATACGGCTCTTTCTAACAAATCATCGTAGTAAACTTTTTTAAAAGTAGAACCTGCAAGTGGTAAATGAAATAACATTTGATCAAACTCTGGCTCGTACTCTTCCATCTTCTCCATAAGTTCGTAGTTCATGTAATCTTTAACACGTTGTGCTTGAGCTTCTTTTTCTTGATCTGGTCTTCCAACTATCTGTGTTCTGACAGGTCCTTCTGATGGTAATAATTCTTTGTATGCTCCAGCTTGAAACTGTGTAACTGCCTCTGCTAACACTGGGTGTGTTGCACCAGATGCTCCTTGAAAAGGCTCTGTTCTGTTTTCATATTTAAATCCTAAAAGATCTAAACCTTGTATGTAAGATTGCTCCCAATCTTTTCTTGATGCTTTGTAATCTAAATAATTTTGTGTAAGTTCTTGACCAATCGGTTCTAAAACTTCTTCAGGTAATAATTCTGCTAAGTTATCAAAGTGACTTGGTTGACCCTCTATGTTAACTTTACTTGGATCAAAATTTACTTCTACGCTTCCATCTTCTAAAGGGTTAACTTCAACACCAGGGTCAGCTGCTTCTTCAGCTTTCTGTTGTTCTACTTCTATCTCCTCTTTAGGATCAACTTCTATTGATGTTTTTACGTTTGGTAACGATTTGTCTATTTCTGCCATTTATATTCTCCGGGTTTATTATCTTAACCTGTTTTAAGGGAACATTCAACCCTTGTGGATTAGGCCCTCTTTTAGGGGGTACTGTTCTAGTCAATCTTTTGTAAGTCATCTATCAATAATTGTTTAATGTTATCTGGGAAGGCTTCTACATTATAGCCAGCTGCCTCAAGCTCAGACATTTTTAATTGGTTTGGCATTAGCTCTATGATCTCTTCAATAGAATCTAAACCAGGTTCTACATCTTTCATTTTACCATCGTCATTTATATCAGGTTTTGTGGTAAACTCTTCATACTCGTCAGGTGTTTTATAAACTTTACCGTCTGTTCCTATTACATCTTCACCTGGTTTATATGTAATGGTTTCCTCTGAAATAGTTCCATCTAAAAAATCAGAACCTGTATCTACCATACCTTCTTTTGTTTTTTGAATACTAATCTCTCCTGTAGAAAGATTCTCTCTCATAACGTAATCTCCAAATTGCATGTTGTTCTCGACTCTTGGATCAAACTCAGGCTCAAGTGCTCTACCACTTTTTTTAATTTTTTTAACAAGTTCAAAGAAGTATGGAGGAACACCACCTGTTGCAGTTTGTTCAACTGTTGGTCTTACAACTTTTGTTGCTTTTGTAAACTCATCTCCAAATCCTAACATTTTTGCAATAACTAAACTTGCCCCTGCTCCTGCAGTCTTCATAAAGTCTCTTCTGCTAATTCCATTTTTATCTAGAGTATTCTTAATTTCTTTTTCTAACAATTCTTTTGTTGTGTCATCAACTGGAAGTTTTCTTGCTTTTGCATAAGCTTTTAATAATTTTAAACCAGGAAATATTGGCGCTGTAAATTCTATACCAAGCGTTGCTGTATCAGCCAACACTTTTGGACCAACTGTTGTTCTTCTATCCATCATTTTTTGTTCTTCCATTTTAATTAAATCGTCAAGTCCAGTTGCACGTGAAATACCTTCTGTCATTTCTGTACCAATTAAGTTATCTAAGAACTCTGAAAATATTCCTGTGCCTTTTATTTTTGCTGATTTAGGCATTTGATCATAGTCTTGAATATAACCTGTTCCTGTTTTACCTTGTACTTTAAAAGATGGTTTTGTTGTAATGTCACCAATTAATTTACCAACAGCAGGTAAAACTCTTAAACCAAACTCTCCGATACGAATACCAGTTTTAGCTAATCTATCTGCATAGTATGGATAGTTTCTAGGATCTATCATATCGTTTAATATTTCTATTGGGTTCATAGTTTCTCTAAACGTTGTTGCTTTTGGTAGATCTGCATCAGGGTTTGTAAAATAATATTCTAGCTCTTTTACAAACTCATCACTGCTCATGCCTGTTGCACCACCGTTACCAAAATCAGTTCTTGGTAGTGGAGTAATCTCAACGCCACCGCCCGATGCTCTTCCTAAACCTTTTCTTTCAAATGCACCTTTGATATCAGCTTCTCCAAATTCAAATTGTTCTACAAGATCTTCTATTATTTCTGGTGGAAAGTCAGCTCCATCAGAACCATAAAATTCTTTTAGTTGTTCTATTTTTTGATCTATTATATTTTGACCATATATTAATTTTTCTTCGGCAGATAAGTCATCATATTTTGTAGCATTAGGGTTTATCAAATCTACGTTACCAATAACGTGTCTTGGATCAACGTCTGATTTATCTACAATAAAATTATCTGCAGAAAGTTTACTGCCTACTTTTGGTATAGATATTTCTAATTTTGGAATAACATCTTCAGGAAAAGGTAGTTCTTTTGAAATTTCTTCTGCTTTGATATCTGCACTACTAAAAAATTCCTTAACTAAATTTGCACCCTCTGTTATTTCTTTAATATTTTTATCTGTTACTTTTTTACCATAATATTTATTTAATATTTTAATACCGTTTTCTAATTTTCCTGACTTTTGAGCTAGTGCTTCATAATTAATTTCTTTTCCCTGCCATGTGTAGTTTTGAATATTAAAAATTTTGTCAGATAATTTTTTATCTTTAAACATTTTATATTTTTCATAGAATTCTACAGGAACAGGATTGTGTCCTAATTGTCCAACTGAGTCTGGTAGATATAAATTATTTCTACCTAAAGTTTTATTCATAGCTTTATTAATTTGACTATTTAAAGCTGTAAAATTTTTTCCATCTACCTTAGCTCTTAATAAATAACTTTCGGTGCTTTTCTTTTTTAAATTAGAACTATATTTTCTAGATTCGTAATTTCTTAATTTATTTTTTGAATAATCTTTTAACGCAGTAATAGCATCATCAAACTTAACACCTTGCACTCCACCTGGTAACTCTTGAACATTAACACCTTGATCTTTTAAAATTTCTATTAAAAAATTATTTTGTCTTTTACTACTTGTATCTAAACCTAAAGCATCTAATAATTGTTTTTTATTAAGAACTGTGTCTTTATCTAATTTTAATTCTTTGACTCTATTATCAAGAACACTTGTGTCTGTTCTTAATTGATCAGTAAAATCTGGTAATTTTAATGGAACTTTTGATACTGGAATATCTGATTTTAAAGTTCTTCCACCAACAGCATCAAATTTAAAATTTTTTCTTTTAGCAGCCTGTGTTATTCCAGAATAGAAAGTATTTATTTTTTTTGGATCTTTTGATTCCATTAAATCAGCAATTGCTCTTTTTAAATTGCCGCCATGTTTTTCTTTTGAATATTTATTTATATTTTCAAAAAAACCTTCTTTATTATAATCCCTGTCTTTTACAGCTTCTCTTAAAATTTCTAAACTTAACTCTGTAAAGTCTGGACCTTCTGGTGGTTCTGCACCTGGAATTTTATCATCAGATGGAATAATATTTTTTTTATCTTCCTCTGCTTTTTTCTTAAAATATTTTTCTAATAAAGAAGCACCTCCAACAATGGGTATTCCAGTTCCTAATACATTTTCTAAACTACCTGAATCTATAGGGTTTATTGTAGGTTTAAAAGGATCTAAAGTCATTACTCCTAAACCGTCTTGTAAATTAACTCTACCTCCTTGTGCTTTGTTGTCTTTAAACGCATCTTGAAACATTTCTCTTTCAATAGTCTTAGGTGGTTTTGGAGCTTCACTTGCTCTAAACACACCAGGTATCTTTAATAATTCTTCAAACTCTTCGTCGTTCAACGCAAGTTTATTACCAAGACTTGTGTCTTCATCATCTACAAACGTATTACGTATGGGATCAAATATATAAGCCAACGATGCCTCCTTCTGCGTTTAATTCTTTGAATGGTAAAATTTTTGTATCAAATCTAGGTTTAGTGCTAGAGTATTCTCTAAAAGCATCTGGATCTGTTCTTTGTAACGCTGCTTCACGTCTTCTAATATTATCACCGTGATAACCTAAACGTTCCATTCTTAATTCTGGTTTATCAAAAAAATAATACTTTGCCTCTTCTCCTGCAGTTTTAGGATCTTTATATTTACCAAACGCATCTAAATCATCAGATAAATTTTCTAACATTTCTCCTGTTGTTTGATAATCTAGTGCCTCCTCTGGTCCTTGTTTAAGAATAGGTTGAATATTATTACGATCCAACCATTTAAGTATATCTTCATTTTGTGGATCAAAATTATCTAGTTTTTCAAATACATCATTACCAAAATGTTTTCTCCATATTCTAATTGGGTCTGGTGCAAAAAACTCACCACCACCGTAGTGGTGTGCACCTTTTTTTAAATTATTATAAATTTTTTCGTTAAGATTTATGATACCTTTTTCGTGTAGCTTTGGTAAAAAGAAACTACCATAGCCTCTATAGGTTGCAGAGTTAGGTCTGTTATATCCAGGGCCTTCGTATAATCTTCTTATTCTTGCCATACGTTCATTTTCTTTTTGACCTGCTTCTAGTGTTTTAGCAAAACCTTCAATGTCAAAAACTTCATCTACTGTGTCTTTAACTACTTCACCTTTTACTTCTTCAGGTTCTAAAATACTTTTTAATGTTTTATTTTCTGACAATATACCTTTTTCTAGTTTTATTTTTTCATCTTGGATTCTTCTTAAAACACCAAGATTATATATTACGTTATCTCTAATTTCTGATGTAATTCTAATATCAGGATTCTGTTTTAAAAAATTTATACTTTTCTCAAATGCTTTTTGTATGTCACCGTAGTATTCGTTTATTTTTCTGTATCTCTCATCACGACCAATGTTTTGTATGGCAAAAGGTTTAAATCTACTAGCGTCTGTTAACTTACTGCTTAATACCATATCTGCCCCTTTTTCTTCTTTCGTAAGTTTTCTACCTATAAAATTTATGCCAGTGGGTGTATCCATGATACCACCTTTTGGTGTGGGCTCTCGCTCTAATAATTCTTTTAATAGTTTTAATATTTCATCCATTAATAATACTCTCGTTTACGTTTAGCAGTTTGGCCATCTATATAATCTTCTGGGTGTCCGATCAAACCGCCTTGTCTAAATCGCATGAGAGCCTGGGTCGTAGAGTCTACTAGGTCATCATGATCGCCATATGGAAAGGCAGCGCATTCCTCTATGACCTCCTCAGCAAATTTTTGCTCAGGGGCCCATATCATACCAGATTCAAGTAAAGGTGCAACAGCATTAACTCTGGCGTGCTTGTCGTTTCCTTTTGACGGTGTGAAGTTGGTTACTGGTATGTCCATCTTTCTTAGCTCGTATGTAAGTGGCAGACCCGATGCTTTTGCCTCAACTATAACTGTTTCAGGTTTCCAATAATCATATTGTTCAAGGGCCTTACGCCGTAGCTCTGGGAACTCGAACCTACCTTTGATAGCATCGAGAAGTATAAGGTTAGCCCCTTCATCCTCACTAGGATACCAGATACCCCATGTAGTAATAGCTGAATAGTCTGATGTTTCTTTTTTTGTAAACGCTGTGTCGTAAGATTGTATGACGTGGTAGACCGTTGGTATTTCTTCTTTGGTATATGTTCGCCACCATTCTCGTTTTAATATTGCGCCTTCTTCCGAAGTTGGTTGTTGCATCCACTGTGCGTTCCATTTAGCAACGG